GGCGCATATGTTATGCCTCCAATTCCTGGGTTATATAAATGGATATATGATTTAGATTTAACTTCACTGTATCCATCAATTATCATGACATTAAATATATCACCAGAAACTAAAATTGGTGTTGTAAATGGTTGGGATGAAAAGTGTTTATTGAACTCAGATCCAATTCCAGCTAATATTAATGGCAATAGTATTACCGATGTAAAAGGATGGTTAAAACAACATAAATATACCATTGCTAGCAACGGAGCCGTATACACTACCTCAAGAAAAGGATTTTTACCCGCTATTCTAGAAAAGTGGTTTGATGAACGTGTAGTATTTAAGAACAAGCGCGATGAATATGAAGTAGGATCAGAAGATTATAAGTTTTATGATGCACTACAATTAACACAAAAAGTTTTACTTAATTCATTTTATGGAGTATTAGGATTAAAGACATTTAGATTTCACGATTTAGATAATGCCGGAGCCATTACAGCAACAGGCCAGAGTGTAATTAAATTTTCTGCAAAAGTAATTAATAAATATTATGAAACCGAAACTGGTAAAGATCATTTTATAAATGCAAATGGCAATAAAGCAGAATTTTCTTTTTATACTGACACTGATTCTACATTTGTTAGTTCGTTGCCACTCATAGAAAAACGATATCCTGATTTTGATGAGAATAACGAGCAATTCATGATTGAAAAAACCAATGAAATTGCGTCTGAAATACAAAATCATGTAAACGCAATGTATGATCAATATGCCGCAGTATTCCTTAATACGACAGATCATCGATTCCAAATAAAACAAGAATATGTGGCAAAGTCTGGTCTTTGGATTGCCAAAAAACGATATTCTCAATGGGTGATATTTAAAGAAGGTAAGCCTACGGATAAATTAGATATAAAAGGAATGGATGTAGTCCGATCTAGTTTCCCCGTAGATTTTAAAAAGATAATGAAAGAAACTTTATGGTATATTCTTAAAGAAAAAGACAAAACTGCAACTTCTGACTTAATATTTAACTTTAAGGAGTCTATACAAAATTCTGAAATTTTAAATGTAATGAAGAATACTGGTGTTAAAGAAATATCTAAATACATTAAAGGCCGAACCACATTTTCTGGTTATCTTAAAGGTACCCCCGCCCATGTAAAATCTTCAATTAATTTTAATGATATGTTAAGCAGATTAAAATCTGATGCAATCGATATTAAAAACGGCGATAAAATTAAATGGGCATATCTAAGAAATAATCCATATGGATTTGAAACAATGGCACTTCGAGGATATGATGATCCACCAGAAATTGTAAATTTTGTTGAAGAGTATATTGACAGGCAGCGAATGTTTGAAAGTGATCTTCAAGGAAAACTAGATGATTTCTATGCAGCAATGAATTGGGGTAAATTACCAGAAAATAATACGGTAAATAAATTCTTTTCATTTGGAAAATAGTAATATTTTTGCTATAATAAATAAAAAAGTTATATATGTACGGTAAAAAACAATGGCGCGGGTTAGAAGTTGAAGGTAGGTATTCAGACATCATGACGTTCTTTGTAAGAGAGTTAGACGATGATAAAAAACATGGGTTAAATGTAGTAAACGTTAACGAATATCCACATTATTATTTTACTATAGAATATATGTTAGAATGTTTTATTGGTACAAAACGATTAGAAACAATTCGTTGGATATTGGATACTAGTAATTGTGCTATTACTATCGAAGCAAATGATAAAACTATAACACGTATACCGCCCGATCTAATCAATAGATGCCACATTATATACAGAATAAAAGATACTGCATTACAAGTTCTTAAAGACACCGATACATTTAGTGTTGATGCCAGTTGGTATCGTGTTCATCAAGTAACTAAATGCAATATGATGGAAATTAAACCTAGCAACTATAAATTTGACGAAGAACTATGATAAGAGGAGTTATAGCAGGAAATTTTGATGTAATACACCCGGGATACATTGCAATGTTTAATGAATGTAAAAATCATTGTGATAGACTTATAGTATGTTTACACGAAGATCCATCCATGGAACGACCAGAAAAACTTAAACCAATTTTACATTGGGCTGATCGAGTAAAGATACTTGATTCACTTGTACAAGTTGATTTTGTGTTTCCATATAAAACAGAAGCTGACCTATATGAAGCTCTAGTTAAAGGAAACTTTGATGTTAGGTTCTTAGGCGATGATTATGTAGGAAAAACTTATACTGGCGATAATCTTCCTATTCCTATACAATATCTAGATAGAAATCATGGTTGGTCTACAACAAAATATAAACAATTAATAGCAGATTCATTAAAATGAAATATAGTGTAGTAGTAACATTTAGCATCGAAGGATTCCATAATTGGCCTGAAGCTAAAGAAATATTTCCGGAAGTAGCATTTTTATCTGACAGGCATCGACACCAATTTGGATTTAAGTGTTATGCCGCAGTAAGTCATACGGATAGAGATGAAGAATTTATTTTAATGCAACGCCGAATTAAAAAACAATTACGAACTAATTTTGGAGGTAATATATTAGAATTTGGTCGTATGAGCTGTGAAGATATTGGAGAATGGATTTTAGATAATAATACCAATCTATACAAAGTAGAAGTATGGGAAGATTGGGAAAATGGAGCAATAGTAGAAAGATGAGAAAATTATTTTATTTTGGCCTCGAGCCACTAAAAGCTAGATATACATATCAGCTATCAAAAGAATGGATGCCGACAACATTTGAGCCGTATGCTAATGAATTAGAGTTTATCGATGTCGAAGGAGAGTTTGCCCCTGATCAGCAAATTAAAATTGGAGCAGTATTAGATGCCGTCGGTAGAGGTAAATTTGCAATGAGTCAATGTGCTAATTTCTTAGATATGTTGAATCGTGATGAAGTAAATGATGGAGATATTATTTTTCTTCAAGATTATTGGCATCCTGGAATTGAATCTATATTATATGCAATTGATTTATATGGAATTGATTTAAAGATTTATTCTATGCTTCACGCTCAAAGCGTTGACGAATATGATTTTACATATCCAATGAGAAATTGGATGCGTGGATTTGAATTAGGTTTAGATAAACGAATGACTGGAATCTTTATTGGGTCAACGGTACACAAAGAACAATTGCGAGAAGCTGGATTTACGGCACCAATACATGTTGTATCATTACCAATTCATAAAGAAGCAACATTAGCAAAATTGCCAGGACATGATTCTTTAGATAAACAAGACGTTATTGTGTATTCATCTAGACTCGATAAGGAAAAGAATCCATTTTTCATGATGGAGGTAGCAAAAGAGTTCTTAAAACAAAAACCAGACTTTGAGTGGCACGTGACGACATCAGGTAAAGAGTTTAGATCCATGTTACCAGGGGCAATTGATGCACTAAATAAACTTGCCAAAGAAGAACCTAGATTTAAACTATTAAATGGTTTAACAAAAGAAGAATATTATACGGAGTTGGCTACATGTAGAATACAATTTAATTCAGCATTGCAAGACTATGTATCGTGGACGGTAATTGAAGCAACCGCATTTGGTGCTGATATTGTATATCCAAATTTTAGATCATTCCCAGAATTTATAGATAGTGATAGAATGTATAAACCATTCGATGTTCAATCTGCAATCGATACACTACATGACGTATTAGATGCACCCAAAACGCATTATGACATAGTAGACACTTCAGACTTAGGACGACAAATGGAAGGATATATTATTGCAAATGACTATGATAAAGAAATATGTGTTTGGCATGAAAAGGAATATTGTAAACATTTATTAAAAACACAAGGAAAATATGAGCGATAGAAAAGAGTTTTTATATATACCGTCTTTATCTGCAGGATCAATGGTTTCCGCATTTAAGAAAGACACTAAATTTGAAGATGGCACTACAATGCGATTCTTTGCTAAAGAATATCCAGAAAAATGGCGGCACCCACACTTCCTGGTAACTGCAGGCCATCATTATAAAAAAATGGACTTTAGAGATCAGTTAGGGTTGGATGATGGTACATTTGTATTTGGTGATTCAGGAGGATTCCAGATTGCGACTGGTGCTTTAAAATGGGATGGCACAATTCGAGAAAAGATATTTCATTGGTTAGAAGCCAATAGTGATGTAGCAGCAAATTTAGATATACCACCCCGCGTAACATTTGAGAATCGTTTCCAAGACGCAATGGATATATCATTTGATAATTTTAAATACTTTGAAAAGAATCAGAGTGGTAAGACAAAATTCTTAAATGTAATACAAGGTACATTCAGTGAAGAATATAAAGAATGGTATCATAAATTTAAAGACTTTGATTTTAAAGGTTGGTGTATTGGCGGTCCTAAAAAATTAGTAGATTTCATGTATGTTATTGCGTTAATGTTACAAGAACGCGAATTTGAAAAGAAACATATAGAATATATTCACCTATTAGGCATTAGTAAAATTTCAGATTTCTTTATATTAGCTACACTGCAGGAATTGTTAAACAAAATGACAGATAATCGTATACAATTAATGTCTGATTCTTCATCACCTGGCCAATATCCAGTTTTTGGAACCTATCTTCATTCGGGTAATTATAAGACACAGACATTTACTGAGTTATACTTTCCTAAGAATGCAGAATATCGTCGCAAGACTCACATTAAACAAGGGAAAGGTGGCGAAATAACAATAGATAAAACTAAACATGTTCCGTGTAGTATGGGATGCCCTGCATGTAATGACTTTACCTATGAATATCTAGGCGGAAAGACAGATGCTGGATTAGATAGATATTCTCAGGAAGGTATGCCCCGAATGGTAGTTCATAACACGCATTTATATTGTGAAATTGTTAAAGATATTAATAAGTTGACAAATAATCATGTTGAATTATTAGAAACTGCAATTCCAAAGGAATTATTCAATGTTATATTATCATTACATGAAATGTTTGGAAATCCAGACAACGCAATGAATGTATATTCAGCATATAAAAAGACATATAAAAAGTTTGGTGGAGAGAGTATATCTACTACCGATGTTAAACAATTCAATAAATTTTTTAAATTTTAAATAGGTTATATAATGGAAAAAAGTAAATTACAATCATTTATCAATCGTTATTATCTTGCTGGTAATTGCGAAGCGGTAATATTAAAAGAAAATGACAACGGGGTAGGTTGCGAACTTATCGATATGGATCAAACTGTTGTTGGAAAGCTTCAATGGAACACAACTCCGTTCATGAAAGGCGAACTAGGTATTAATCATACTGGATCTTTAATTAAAATGTTATCGGCACTAGGCGAAAATATTAATATTAATGTGCAAGATTCAGCCGGCAAGAATTATGCAATGAAAATTAGCGAGGGTAGTACTAAAGCAACTTTTATGTTAGCAGATACAACCGTTATTCCATCCGTACCATCTATAAACACGGAGCCACCATATGAAGTGACATTGCCGATTGACGATGCATTTATGAGTAAATTTATTAAAGCAAAAAATGCATTACCAGATGCAAAGAATTTTGCAGTGCAAGTAGTTAACGGCGAAATTAAATTTATTATTAATTATTCAACCGTTAATTCAGATAATATTACATTTGAAGTTGGATCATCAACGGGTGATGAGTTATCTCCAATTTGTTTCTCTGCTGACAAACTAAAAGAAGTATTAGTAGCAAACAAAGGCGATATGGGAACAATGCATGTATCGAGTCAAGGATTATCTAGAATTGATTTCACCGGTGCTGATTTTGAATCATCATATTGGTTAGTTCAATTACAAAATTAATGATGACAGTTAGAGTAATAAATAAATCAGATAATGATCTGCCTAACTACGAAACAATAGGCAGTGCCGGATGTGATGTTAGATCCAATCATGATGCAACTATAAGTCCAGGTCATAAATTATTAGTTAAAACGGGATTATATGTTGAAATTCCAGTTGGGTATGAAATTCAAGTAAGACCTAGAAGTGGATTAGCATATAGTAAAGGAATAACTGTATTAAATAGTCCCGGTACGATAGATGCAGATTATAGAGGAGAGATTGGTGTAATTTTAATTAATCACGGAAATGAACAAATATTTCTAGAAAAAGGAGAACGCATCGGTCAATTAGTATTAAATAAAGTTGAACAAATAAATTGGAACTCAGTATTAGTGTTAACAGACACTGATAGAGGTAACGGTGGATTTGGTTCAACGGGAAAATAAGAATATGGAGAATATAGAACACGATTTATGGACCGAAGCATTTAGACCTTCAACATTAGATGGGTATATTGGTAATGAGGCATTAATTGAGAAAGCAAAAATTTGGATTGCAAATAACGAGCTACCTCATCTATTGTTTTATGGATCTGCAGGTACTGGCAAGACAACATTAGCAAAGATACTATCAAATGCAGTAGATAGTCAAACAATGTATATAAATGCATCAGATGAAAACTCAGTAGATGTGGTTAGGGATAAAATTTCTAGATTTGCATCATCTGTAGGATTTAAGCGCTGGAAGATTGTTATATTAGATGAGTTCGACTTCATGACACCTAATGCTCAAGCAGCACTTCGTAACTTGATGGAAACTTATAGCAAATCTACTAGATTTATATTAACATGTAACTATGTTGAAAAGATCATAGATCCAATCCAATCTAGATGTCAGACATTTGCAATTACACCCCCAAACAAAACAGATGTAGCAAAACGATTAGTTACTGTGTTAGAATCTAAAGGAATAGCATATGATATCAAAGATGTGGCGGCTATTATCAATGCATCATATCCAGATGTTCGTAGAGCACTTAACTCAGCACAAAGCTGTGTAATTAACAATAAATTGACATTAGATAAGGCTAGCACTTTGCAGGCTAATTATATGACCGAAGTATTGGAAATGCTTAAAAATTCTAAAGATAAAAAAGCAACCTTTAATAAAGTAAGGCAATGTATTGCAGATAGTAAAGTAAGGGATTTTACACCACTATATACATTTCTATATGATAATCTAGAAGAATTTGCTACGGGTCATATTGCATCAATGATACTGATTATTGCAGAAGCTCAATTTAAAGACGCAACTGTTGTTGATAAAGAAATAAACATAATGGCTATGTTTGTTAATATTATGAATGAATTATAAAAAAAATGAATCCAAACATTAAACCAACTGATATGCAACCTATTATATGCAAAGAATGCGGAGGTATGTATTTTCGCCAAGTAATGGCAATTAATAAAGTTTCAAAATTCTTAACGGGTCAAGACAAAGATACCATGGTACCAGTACCAGTATTCAGATGTGATGATTGTGGGGCAATACCAGAAGAGTTTCAACCAGTAAAGATAAAGAAAAATGACAAGTAAATTTAATTAGAATTAACAAAATAATCTATATGGCAGGACAAATAATTAAAGGTCAAATTACAATTGTGTTTAAGACATCTAATCGTAGCAATGCTCGGGTAAAGATGAAAACATATAAAAAGAAGAGTATTGATGATATTTTAACTGCAAAAAAATTGGTTGGTGTTCCAGAAGATGCTATAATATTAGAAATGGGAATGGGTAATGATTTTGAATCACAGTGGAAACGAAAATATAAATTATAATGGCTAGTATATTTGATTTTATAAATGGGATAACCAGTAAAAAGAAAGCGTGGGAAGAATGGACGGAGCCAGACCAAAAGAAGTTTGCTCCATTTATTGTGAATCGGTGGTTGTCAATGCGAATGGAATTAACTGATTTAGTTAATGAATTACAATGTTATACAATTGGACAATTAAAACCAAGAGATACTTATAAATTATATCACGACTTATTGCCAAATAATAAAGCATTTGCAAAATACATAAAAGGCAAGAAATCTGATAAGTACGACGTTAATTTAATACAACAATTTGCAGAACATTATCAGATAAGTAAATCTGAAGTAACGGAATATCTAGAATTAATGGATAACGATAGTTGTGATCGTATATTGTCATTATATGGTTATACGAGTGCAGAGAAGAAAAAAATGATGAAAGGAGTAAAATAAATGTTTATAACTACAGACGGCAAAACAATAAACACACAAAAACATTATATAGGCAAAGACAGTTTGTATAAGTTTGCAACAGATTGGGAACTTAATGCGTATGAATTTGACATACTCAAACGTATCGTTCGATGTCGCCACAAAGGCAACTTTGACGAAGATCTAAATAAAACTAAAGACGTAATTGATATCTATCTTAAAGAGTTTAATTAGGTTATTAGCAATATTTTTCTTATATTAATAATAAAAGAATTGATATGGCAAACCATGTATCCACATTTATCACTATCAACGGTCCGTCTGATATTATATTGTATCTTAAGAAATTTATTGTTAAAGATATATCTAATGATATGACATGGGACGGAAGATTAAATCTATCAACATTAAATCTATACTCATTATTATATGAAGATTGGCCTACTGAAGATAATGCTCCTAGCTGGCCAGACCGAGAGTATATGATGAATAATATAAGTGCAAAGTGGTGTTATCTTAACGATTATTATTTTGATACAAGCGATACGATTATAGAATTATACTTTGAATCTGCATGGGACGCACCAGAAAGTTTAATTTACCGATTAGTAGATCATATTAATCATAAATTTAAAGATTCTGAATTTGAAATGAATATAACATCTGAAGATGAAGGATACAACCATGTGTCTGGAGGGTATGCAAATCAATTTGGGTGCGAATTTTATTGCGATTATAATCCACCATTTGAATATCCAGATCCCGAAAATTATGATGATATAGAATATGATCATGATCAAGCACTCGATGATTTTTATCAAGAAGTAGAAGATCATAAAATGAAACTCCTAATAGAGGCTAAAGAAGAACTTAAATTGTACCCGTAAATAAATAAGATGAGTAAAGAAGGTAATTATATTAATCCAATTTATCGATTAGCAGTACGAGATGCTAATTCTGTTCCTAGAAGAATATCATATTCACAATGGTCCATGTATGAAAAATGTCCATTAAATTGGAAGTTAGCATATATCGATCAGTTAGCACCATTTACTGCATCAATTGATACTGTGTTTGGAACTGCATTTCATGAAACTCTGCAACATTTTTTAACGGTTATGTATACTGAGTCTGTACAGAAAGCAGATGCAATCGATTTGCCAGACTTATTAATGTCTAATATTCGAAGTGAATATAGTAAGTGTGTAGAACAAAGAAATGGAGAACATTTTTCAAATCCACTGCAACTAGCAGAATATCTTGAAGATGGTGTTGCAATATTAGATTGGTTTAAGAAGCGTAGAGGACAGTATTTTTCTAGTAGAGATTATGAACTATTAGGAATAGAGATGGAATTATGTACTCCAGCTTCAAAAAAGAATTCATCAGTATATTGGTATGGGTTCATGGATTTAGTCTTACGACATAAACCTACTAATACCATAGAAATTTTTGATATTAAGACTAGCAGAATGGGTTGGAATAAATATCAAAAAGCAGACCCACTAAAATCAGCTCAATTAGTTACATATAAAACATACTTCTCAGAACAATATGGTGTTCCGATAGAAAACATTAATGTGGAATTTTTTATAGTTAAAAGAAAGTTAATAGAGAATTCAATGTTTCCTCAAAAACGGGTTCAACAACATCAACCATCATCCGGAGTGGTTACTCAAAAAAAAATACAAAAACGTATAGATGAATTCGTAGAAACATGTTTTGATGCAGATGGCAATAAAAATGAAGCACGACAATATTTAGCACTAGCAGGAAAAGGTGCTAAACATTGTAAATGGTGTCCGTTTAAAACTGATTATGTAAATTGTCCTAACGAAAATAGGATTCGAGAATAGTTTTTTATATTATATAGTATATGTATAAACCACATAAACATAAACACGTATATGTATATGATTTTGTTTTGAGTAAACATAAATCACATAGTATTGGATATATAAAGTGCAAATATACTTTGTGTACTGATATTACTGGGCCGAATACCAAACAGAATAGAAAATTATTAGAAATTGGTTTGCGAATAGCATATAAACATTATCCAAAAACAGTTAAGTTTGCATATGAAAAACATGACTAAAGTTGCAGTTATAGGAAACAAGAATTGGCAAAATCGTCGAAAAGTTCAAGAAATACTGCAGGGGCTAAAAAGTAAATTTGACGAAGTTATAATTGTTGGAGCTGGTGGTAATGAAGGTGCTAATAGTATGATTAGAAAATATGCATTAGAATTTGGAATGAACTATATAGAATATAATCCGTCATATTCAGGTTATAATTTATATTCTGCTATGCCTAAAACATATTATGGCAAATCATATCATTTCAGTCAATTACATCATAGAATGAAACTCATAGCACAAAATTGCGATTATATGATTATCATGACAAATGAATCTACTATGGATCCATTTTTAAAAACAGCATATAGTAATATTAACAAGCAAAATAAACCAGTAGTTTTACTAGGTTGATATTTATATAAAAGTTATAAGGAAAACAAATGAAGTTACCAAAGTTACAAGCAATAGACGTTAACACCCCTAAAAAGAAAAAAATACTACTATTATCTGATGATTTTCGATTACCAAGCGGTATCGGAACAATTAGTAGGGAAATTATCACAAAAACAGTACATCATTATGATTGGATACAATTAGGTGCTGCACTACAACATCCGGAGCATGGTAAGGCACAAGACTTATCAAACCAGATTCAACAAGAAACTGGGGTACCAGATGCCAATGTAAAAGTTATTCCATGGACTGGGTATGGTGATCGTAATGTGTTATTTTCTATAATAAACCAGGAAAAACCAGATGTAATTTTGCATTTTACAGATCCTAGATATTGGACATGGTTATATTCATTAGAACATGAAATTAAAACTACATATGGGATTCCAATAGCATATTATTCAATTTGGGATGATCTCCCATATCCAATGTGGAACGCCCCATATTACGGTAGTTGTGATTTGATTATGGGAATCAGTAAGCAATCAGATAATATCCATAGAGAAGTTCTTAAACAGAACGGATTTGGGGTATGTGATTATAATAAAACAACTAAAGCAAAAAATAATGACATTATTACTGGATATGTGCCGCATGGTTTAGATCATAACATATATAAACCACTTCCAGACAATGATCCAGCATATCTCAAAGTATTAGAACAAGTAAAGACTAAAAATCATGCTGAATTTGTAGTGTTTTGGAACAACAGAAATATTAGAAGAAAACAACCTGCAGATGTAATTTTATCATTTAAATTGTTTAATGATATGTTACCAGAAGAAGACCGATCCAAAACAATGTTATTAATGCATACAGCAGCAGTCGACACAAATGGCACAGACTTACGAGTAGTGGCAAAACATATTGCCCCAAATTGTAAAATTGTATTCTCTGAAACAAAACTCTCAATACAAGATCTCAATGCAGTATATAACTCAGTAGACGTAGTAATTAATATTGCTAGCAATGAAGGGTGGGGATTGAGTAGTACGGAAGCATTACTATCTGGAACACCTATCATAAATAATGTAACCGGTGGATTGCAAGACCAATGTGGATTTAGAGATGAGCATGGAAAATTAATTGAATTCACTCAAGACTTCCCAACTAATCATAAAGCAAAATATACCGATCATGGAGTTTGGGTGAAGCCAGTATTCCCTAGTAATAGATCAATACAAGGATCTGTAGCAACGCCGTATATATTTGATGATCGCGTTCAATCAGAACATGTAGCAGCTGCAATATATGATTGGTATATTACTACACCAGAACAAAGAAAAACCTCCGGATTAGCTGGACGAGAGTTTTGTTTAGAGAATGGATTAACTTCTGAACAAATGGGTAACAAGATGATTGAAATGATGGACATATTAATAAGTCGACCAGTAACACGTGCTAGATACACATTTAACAAAGTAGAAGAAAAACAATACGAAAATATAGGAATAGCATAATGAGAAAAGTAGTTATATCATCACCAGTAGCAACACAATCTGGTTACGGACATCATGCCCGGGAAATTATTAAACAGTTTATAGATAAAAAAGACAAAGAATGGGAAATCAATCTACTGTCAATGCCATGGGGCAATACCCCATTTACATATCCTATACCAAGTGATTGGAAGCGCCGGTTCGTTGGATTGCCATTACAAACTAAACCAGATATCTGGGTACAGATAACAGTACCAAATGAATTTCAAGCAGTTGGTCAATACAACATAGGAGTAACTGCTGGTACTGAGGGTACTACATGTAATCCGGAATGGATTGATCGAATCAATCAAATGCAATTAATAATTGTACCAAGTGAGTTCACAAAGAAAACATTTGAGGATACAGCAACACAATCAGGTAAAGCTATAACAACAAATATTCAAGTTATTTCAGAATATTTTGATGATGTTGTATATAGCAATAAAAATGTAACAACATCAATACCTGCATTAGATTCAATTACAGAAAAGAATGCATTCTTAATGTGTGGGCATTGGCTACAGGGCAATTTAGGAGAAGATCGAAAAAATATTAGTGGTGCATTGCATTGTTTTTTTACGGCTTTCAAAGACAAACAAAAATCTACCCAACCAGCATTAGTATTGAAAACTAGTGGGGCAACGTATAGTGTTACCGATCGATGGGAAATTGAAAACAAGATAGAACAAGTCCGAAACATGTTTGGAAATGAAATACATAAATTGCCACCAGTTTATTTGTTACACGGTGATTTGACTAATGCTGAAATGAATGCATTATATAATCATCCCAAGATTAAAGCAATGGTGTCATTTACTAAAGCAGAAGGATTTGGAAGACCTCTACTAGAATTTTCATCAACTGGTAAACCTATTATGGTGCCACATTATTCTGGCCAGGCAGACTTCTTGAAAAAAGAATTCATATGTGCATTACCAGGTATTTTAACAAATATACATGAATCTGCGGCAAATGACTTTCTTTTAAAAGAAGCACAGTGGTTTACAGTTGATTATGGGTATGCTAGTAAAATGTTTGTCGACATATTGAAGAATACTAAAAAATGGAATGAATTGTCAAAAAGACAACGATATTTTGTTAATAGTAACTTTACTGAAACGGTAATTTCTAATAGATATGATGAAGTATTAAAACTTATAGATACTGGCATCGAATCTATTCCACAACATGTAGAATTAAAACTTCCTAAATTAAAATTACCAAAACTTCAGAAAGTATAATTGGATTTTTAATATAAATTTATTATAATATAAATAAATGAAAATAAGTTACGCCATAACAGTCTGCAATGAGTTTTTGGAAATACAACGGTTAGTTAATTTTCTAGTTGCCAATAAACGTGCTCAAGATGAAATTGTAATTCAATTCGATAGTAAAAATGGAGATCCGGAAATAGAATTCTATTTACGATCACATTCTATTAATGGCGAATTCAATTGGCATTTCTATGAATTTCAAGGGGACTTTTCACATATGAAGAATCGGTTAACTGATATGTGCAAAGGTGATTACATTTATCAAATTGATGCCGACGAAATGCCTTCAACATATGTTTTAGATATGTTACCGGAAGTTCTACAACATAATTCAGTAGATGTGCTTAAAGTACCTAGGATTAACACTGTAGATGGAATTACACCAGAACACATTGAAACATGGGGCTGGGGTATTAATGAACATGGGTGGATTAACTTTCCAGACTTCCAATGGCGCATCTATAAGAACAATGGCAAAATTAAATGGAAAAATCGAGTTCATGAAGTGCTCGAAGGGTATAAGACAATGTCATATCTGCCAACTGAAATGGAATGGTGTTTAGTTCACAATAAAACCATAAAGAAACAAGAACAGCAAAATTTAATGTATAGTAAGATATGAGTATAACTGTAATTTTAAATGGGTATAAACGAGGTAACCAATTAACCGAGCAATTGAATGCATTAAATAATGGAACTGTTAAGCCCGACGAAATATTATTATGGTATAATAATCCAGGAGATGATTCATTAATTAATTATGATATAATGAGTGAAATACCAACCGCACTTTGTAATTATAATTTTGGTGTTTGGGCTAGATTTGCATTTGCATTTAATGCCAGAAGTGAATACGTATGTATATTTGATGATGATACTATTCCCGGATCTAGATGGCTTGAAAATTGTTTAGAAACAATGAAAACAAACGAAGGCCTATTAGGTAGTGTAGGATTACTATATTTAAATCCACTTCCACCAGCACAGGCATCATACTATGAACATTATTTACGATTTGGTTGGCCCGAAAATGGCAACAATGACATTCCAATAAAAGTTGATTTAGTTGGACACAGTTGGTTCTTTAAAAAGGAATGGTTGAGTCATATGTGGAGAGAGATACCAGATAGTAAATATAATACTTGCGGAGAAGATATGCATTTTAGTTATATGTTACAAAAATATGCTAATATTCCAACATATGTTCCACCACACCCTAGAAATAATAAAGAGTTATGGGGTAGTACAAAGGGAGCAGAATATGGTGGCGATCAAAATTCATTATGGGAAACAAATCAAAAAAGCATTGATGGCACTCCGTTTAAACAATTAATGAATGAATATTTTCACATTCAACGTAACAAAGGATGGAGACTAGTAAATGAAAAATAATACAATATTATTGTGCTTTGGAACCCGACCGGAGTGGTTAAAAATAAAACCACTTATACAAGTACTAGATAATTATAAATTACTATTTACCGGACAGCATGTCGACCTGTTACATAATATAGACGTTGATTATCAAATACAGATACATAATAACGAGCATCGATTAGATCAATTAATTAGTGATTGTTTATTACAATTTCCAAATGATGGATTTGACTCAGTGTTAGTTCAAGGTGATACTGCATCGGCATTTGCTTGTGCAATCGCAGCATTTCATCGACAAAAAACAATATATTATCTAGAAGCTGGACTTCGAAGTTATAATTTACAACATCCATATCCCGAAGAAGGATATAGACAAATGATATCCAGAATATCTGATATTAATTTTTGTCCAACCCAATTATCAGCTGATAACTTAAGTAACGAAAAAACAAATGGTATAAATCATGTTGTTGGAAATACTGTATTAGATAACTTAGTTGATTATAAAGATAAATGTGAATATACTAACAAAGTGTTGGTAACAATGCATCGAAGAGAAAATCATTACTGGATGGACAAATGGTTTATTGAAATTAATAAACTAGCAAAAAAACACCCGGAACTAGAATTTATACTTCCATTACATCCTAATCCTAATGTACAAAAACATAAACATTTGCTTACTAATGTAAATGTTATAGATCCATTATCACACCCCGACTTGTTAGATATATTAGTTAAATGTAAACTAGTTATATCTGATAGCGGAGGATTACAGGAAGAAGGTAGTTTCTTTAATAAAAATGTAATTGTTTGTAGAACAGTAACCGAACGACCAGAAGCTATTAAAACTGGGCATTTACATATGTGTTTCACGCCTAATCAATTACCTGTATTGTTTGAAAATTTAAATTCCATATTTAGGTGTAATAATATATGTCCATATGGCGATGGTCGATCTAGTTTAAAGATAAAGGATATATTATGAAAGATTTTCGAAATGATTTTTTAATGTTTAAAAGCAAATTGCAAAATAACGACCCCTTTGCATTTTCTAGATTTTCGGATGGTGAGATGTATATATTACAAAATCGACACTTAAAACTAGAAAATAATCAAATACAAATTGATGATCGAGTGCAGCCCGGCCCATATCAATCTGCAGACTTTAAAAGTTTTAACCCCGACACTGATGCTAAGTTTCAAACTAAATTAGTTAATACATTTCAACATAAACAACCAAACTACTTTAAAGGTATAAGTTGTAGTTGTTGTGTAGGAAAAGAAAATTTTGATTGGCAAATTGATTTACATAATGGAGATGATGATTCATTAACATGGGCTAATCTTTGGGTGAACTCGAATTACCCAGCATTTATACAAGAGATACTGCCAATATTATATAGTAAACAATGTGTTTTTATTGGGCATCATGATGCTGACATATCCAAGTTACCATTCATTAAAAAGGACTTTCGTGTTGGGTATAATGCATTTATCAACGACTATGATGTAATTGAACAAATATCCAATTGGATAGAATGTAATAAAATACAAGATCATGTTTTTTTATTTTCAGCATCGTCATTTACAAATTTAGCCATATATGAACTATTTAAAAAGTTTAATAATAATAGTTATATTGATATTGGTACTTGTTTAACTCCAATGATGAATATGCCAACCGAACGAGATTACTTACAAGGATATTGGAATTATAATGGTTCTACTAGTTTAAATTTAAAATGTATATGGAATTAGTAGAATGTAGTCAAAAATATTGGGAGTTTGTTAGAACTCTGCGTAATGACGAACGAGTTTTAGATGGGTTTATACAATCAACACATATTACAAAAGAAATGCAAGATACATATATGAATCAGAATTCA